ATTTGAACTTCAACACGTTCTTCTTGCGGTACCAACTGATCTCACCGTCCTGAATCAGACGATCTTCGTCGGACATGATGCGAAGCATCAGTTCTTGGTTGAATGTGTCGACCTTACCCACCTTCATTGCCGTATCGAACTTCTTCTTCACGAAGCTGTACGGGAAACGGTCGGGCCAGGCACCAAGGAAGTCTTCTTCCGCACAAGGGAACTGATTGCACACAGGGTACACGTTGACCCGCCAAGCGCCCGATTCTACCGCTTTATACAGTGGATCTTTGGCGTTAAAGGGGGTACCCGACCAGATGATCATGTTTCGCTGCGGATGCAGGGCGTGGTCCACCGCTTTGTAGATTGTATCCTCTACGGCGGCAATAACCGTCGGCGAACGTGCATCATCATCGGAAATCAAGTCATCGAGCACCGCAAGACGCGGGCGCTTACCCATTTCCTTGGAACCCCGGACACCGGTCTTGGCGCCGTAGCCTTTGACGATGAACACGTTGCCGTCCAGGTTCACGAACTTCCAGCGGATATCGGTGAAGTCGGTACCCCCCGGGTTGTCCGCGGATTTGGCCGGCATGTACTTCTTGAGGAAATCGCTATTTTCATAGCGAAACTCCAAGTTCTTGCGCATGTTCTTTACGCCGTTTTCCATACTGTCGGAAACGTACAGAGCCAGCTCAATTTTACCGAAGTTCGGCAGCCCTCCGTACATTCCGATGTAAAGGAACAGGTATTCACCCATCAGCGTGGTCTTTGCCGCACCACGGAACACCATGTTGGCAATGCGCGGGAATCGGTTAACTTCACCCTTCTCGTCGTACTCAACGAACTCAATCTCGTCGAGCATGTGCAAGTGCAGCACAGGTGTCTCGTTTTCCTCGCCTTGCCCGCCGTTTACCAGCTTAATGAACGTCACGAACTCCAAAGCAAACTGCGACGGTACATAAGTCGGGTCCATGGAGTAATCGACCCCATCAAGCCAACCATCTACAGATTGATACACCTCATCAACCGCGACTTCCATTTCGGTAACATTCATTGTTGAGTGATCTCAAATGGAAGGCGCTGAGCCGCGACCTCTTTGGCATTGCCGAAACCACCTTCAATAAACTGCCGCTGTTGCTCGGCCAGATCCTGCATCTGCTTACGCACAGCACCCATGGTATCGCCTACTTCCTCGCTGATATCCAGCGTGATCTTGGTCTTCTCCGGCTGCTTGAGCTGCCCCAGCACACTGTTCAGTGCCTCCACGCGCACTTTCTCACTGGACGCATTCATACCCAGGTCAAACTGTGCATTCAACGCCTGCTGGTACATGTCCTGATTGCCGATCCACGCGGGGATCAACGCCTGCTCCATGATCAGCGTCACCAGCTTCGACTTATTAAAAGCCGACACATAGGAGCTGATATCCTTCTGGCTTACGCCTCGCGCAACAAAGTCCTGATATTTATCAGGAAAGGTCGCAATGTACGCATCCAGATTGCTCTTGTTCATCATCTTCTGCGTGACGTACTTCACGGCACCGAGATAACTCTCAAGCTTGAACTTACCCTCGCGCAGCACAGACGTATGCCCAATCATGCGCTCACGGTAAGCTTCGGCCAGATTCGGGTCAGCCAACAACGCATTGACCCCATCCATGACCTCTTGTGTCACATTCCCCCGGAACTGTGCCGGGAGCACCATCTTGAACTCATCTGGTGTCAGTGCAGTAGTCATACGTCTTCCCCTTTACGCAGGCGCACAGGAAAACCAAAACAAGAATCAAATTGCGCCTCAGCACCCCATTCGTAAGTCATGCTGCCGCCCTCTTAAACAATTTGAACCGCGTGGCCTCAAACGCTTCAAGCGCCTGGGTCAGCAACCATTGCACCATGTAAGCCTCACATTCACTGCCCGGCTCAGTCTCCCCGGCGTCTACCTTGATACCCTGCCAGATATGCTGCACCTCATGCCCAATCAACGCAGCCAAGCGCAGCGGCGTGCACTTCTTGGTCAGATGATCCCCGACCGTCAACACACGCACACGACCAATCGGACTGTCGAAGAACGTTGTGACACAGGCATCCTTTACCGGGTACGGCTCATCTTCCGCCTTCAGCTTGCGCATCAGCTTCTTCCACTCCACCTTGTTCGGCACAAACACCGATTCACTGGGGAAAGGGCCATGGTGCATCCAAACTGCTTTAGTCATATCGCATTCCATAATTTTATGAAGTCTTCATGCTCGACATGCCACACAGCGCACTTATCGAACCCTACCCCGGCTTTGGGATCGGCTCTTTGCAGAACCACCCAATCACCCTGCTGAACAGTCTGCCAAGCACCCGTAATCGTACGAACCTCGACATTATGTTCGCTATCGTACCTTAGATTACCGGTTTGCTGCAAAAGCGGAAACCAAGAAGGTAAGGGATCGAATGGCCCGCCCAAACGTGCAGCGATGTACTGGAAGGGGCTGCCCGCTTTCGAATAGTGTTGAACAGTCATAGGAACCACCCGTCAATGAGATAGGGGGGAGTATAGATACCATTGGTCATGTATAGCCATAACCGTGTGCCACTCGTCGCAGTAGGGTAGATTTTCCTCATAGGCAGGTGAGTTCAGTACATATGTAACGGCTGACCCCCAAGCCGATATACCCCCCCGGGGTCTGGTCCTTTGAGTTTTCCTCAAGCACCCACCACCCTTGTTACCTTACGGGCCTGCGGCCCTGTCCAGGTACACTCCTGTACTGTCCATGGACCTTACTTATGCTGATCACTGCGCTCTGTACGCTAGCTATCATCCATTACGTAGAGGATCTATTAACCTAGGCCTTCGGCTATGTGAGGGGTACTTCGGTGCCCTTCCTTACCAATCGATTGGAGATACACCATGTTCGCACAATTCTTTGCAATGGCTGCTCAGTTCTTCCTGATGCTCACCAACCTGTTCACTGCTGGTACCAAGCTGTCCAACGCTGCTGTTCACTCTGCCTCTTGGGTAGAAGGTGCTGCCGAAGGCTTCAATGAGATCGCTACTCTCGAACGTAACGAGAAACTCGACACTCTCCGTGGTAAATACGACATCAACTCCCGTATCCGCGCTGCTGAGTCTGCTATCTCTGCCTCTGACCTCGCTGCCAAACTGGCTGCACTCAAAGTCGAAGCTGAATCCGATAAACCCACCAAGCAATCCAAAGCTGCATAATCCTTCGTAATCCTTAGGAGAATCCCATGTCCTTAGCATATCAAGCTATCTTGCTCGGCTTTACTGTCGTTCTTGGTACCACTGCTCTGTACATGGTGTTCTCCACCAATCTAGGTGAATAACCGTGTCCTTTGAGCAATCCCTTGCCTTGTCCTGTGCCTTCGTCTGGTCTGTCATCGCTATTGGTTGGTACCTGCATACCGTCTTCACCAAGTCCTTACCTCTCCGGAGGTGAGGCATCTTTTTTCAAAGCACACATAGATCACACACAAAGCACACATCTCTCTCCCCTTTAGACAGTTGGTGAGGAAGATCCCTTTCCTTTGCACGCGAAGCGAGCATTACGGGCAGATTGCCTACTATTACCACTCGTCATCCCTATAGGGGGAGAATAGGGGAGGTTTAGGAGTGAACGCAGTGGTTTGTGTTCACTTAGGTGATGGTTTCCCCATTCCTGTATCCTGTCATCCCCATTCGTCATACCTATGCATTCCTGTATGCTATGCCCACCTATCGGTGATGTACCGGTTATCTATTGAGGTATTCATCATGGAATACATGTTGTTGTCTGATGGCAGTGTCAAAGCGTTCGAATGCTTGGCAATGCATGAGGATGTGATCGATGCACTGCATGATTACGGTGGTGTTGCCTATTACTGGTGGAATGACAACTTCCGCTGGTCCTGTATTAAACCCGACACTCCAAAGGTGTGTCCCAAGCAAATCAGTGATGATGCGCTGCCTGATGTCATTAAACTTGCTGCTATGCTGAGTTAATGCCCTGTCGGGCCTGTGTTGGTATTCAATTAATCAATTAGGGGTATTCCCATGGGCTTTCTATCTACTATGCAATGCACTACTGTTGGTTGCCACAAAGAGGCTGCTTTCAAAGTTAATGCCGATCTTCTGTGTAAACAGTGCTCGCGTGCGCCGTTGATCGATGCATTGCGTGCAGCCATGCAACTTACTGTTGCTTGCGGCTCTGTCAGTGATGATCACATTGTTTTGGTTGCTGATCACATTGCTGAACTTGAAGCCGCACAACCGGGTTACATTCCGTTCTAACTTAGGAGTTATATCCATGGCCACCCTTGGCGAACAAGCTGTAGTGATTATCCAGAAGTTCCTGACAATCAGCAGCCAGATCCCTCAGGACAATGCTGCGGACGCACTTGCACAAGTGTGTGTCATGCTTACGCCTTATGGCAGCAAACCAGAGGCGATGCTGTCTGTTATCCACGATAAGGGCTGGCCTCAAGTTACATTAAACGATGTTCAACAAGTACGTGAGTTTATCCTCACCCAATAGGAGTTATCTCCATGCCCCAGATCAGTGAGCAATATCATTGCACTGTTAATCCCAAGGACACGTTAGTTACGTATGTGACTGACATTGAGCGACCTCCCTTGTTGGAGTTTGCCTTGGTCATGACCAATGCCCAAGACCAAAAGATCAGTGTGATGCTGAACAAAGAAGACGCCAAACGTCTGCATGATCAGCTCGACACCTTCCTTATCAAATGCGCCATCAAGAGGGTTTAACCATGCATGTTTCACAAACACTTGAGTTGGCCCTGAGCCTGCTCGATAACGATCCTGACAGCAATGCTTACATGTGCTGCCACCTTGATTGGATGGCAGTGCGTGATTACATCACCGGGCAGGAAGCCAATGATGCGAAGGATGCAATACTGCCGCTGCTTGGTGGTTGGGTTACATTGGCCCAATACCTGCGTGACACTAAGGCCATGCCACAACATGTGGCTGTGCTGAGCCCTGAGTATCGGCATTACCAACTCACGTTCTATCGTGGGCTGATTGCCAGGCTTCGCGCTGAAGATCCCATGTACTTGATTATTGAAGCGGCGTATCACTGCGCCCATTCAATGGCTGAAGTTCATGCTGCTGTTAAAGCAGCCGGCTTGCCGGAAACCAGTGATGAAACGATTGCCAACTTACTTGGCGATTACATGCAATCGATTAAGGAATAATCATGCTAGCCGCTTACTTTGTATCCTGTGTTATGAACTTCTCCAGTGACATGCAATGTGCAGTGTCCCATACTGAAATGGACTCCATGGCCAAGAACATGACCACTTGTACGCAACAAGCTGCACTATTGCAGGATGGTGCGATCCAACAAGCTTTAATGCGTGATCTACGTCTGGTTGTTATCCGCAAGGAGTCTGCTTGCACTACTCCGGCTGAGGCTGAGCGTCGTGCGATCAACGAGTACAACAACCTGCGTTCGCAGGGTGTAAAGGTGAACTTGTTCAAGTTCTGAAACCGATATTCTAACAATGCAATAATTGCCCTTTTCGGCGATGAAAACCATACTGCTATGTGCCCTGTTTGGGGCCTTGCGGTAGCCTAAACCAGAGGTATGAGTGATGAGCTACTTAATAGGCCAACGTGTAATTGTTGGAGACGAAATCGCTGTTGTGGTGCGTCCGCCTGCAAATGCTCGCCAAATCGAGCGCGATACCCAAACTTGGGTACGTTTCCAGAATGGAATCGAGCAATGGCGTGCTACCCACAATGTGAAGCCATTACCGGGAGATCAGCTATGAAACAAACCCAACACACCAATTGCTTCGCAAGGCAGTGCCTAGGTCACCAGAAAGAACTGCTTGCTCGTGAATTGCGCAAAATCATTAAAGATAATGCGTGGTCGCAGAAGGAAGCGGCCGATATTCTCGGCATTGGTCACAATCTGGTCGGTTTCATCTGTCGTGAGCAAGAATGGAAGATTTCCTTCGATGCTCTGTACGTTGCATGCATTTATGCAGGCTTCACTGTCAATTTGGGCGTTGTTGTGCCCAATTAAGCGTCACCCGTAAGATCCTGGGCCTTCGGCCCTGTAAAGGCAATCATCTGCCACAAAATCTCATTCTGTTCCATTATTCTGGAGTATTTCCCATGGCTGTTGAACGTAAAAACACCGCTGCTGCCCCTGCTCGTGCTGAAAGCAGCAATTCCGTGAAGAAGACCCTCGGCTTCTTCAACCTGAACATGGCTACCAAGGCGGGTGCACCAATCCGTGTTGATGCCATCCGCTTTGTTGAAGGCAATCGCTCTCACGAGCAACTGGCGGCGTACCTCGGTATGACTCGCCCGGGCGATGAGAAGTACACCACGCCTGAAGAGATCGCGGCTGAGAAAGCGCGTCGTCTGGCGGAAGTGGTGAGCAAGCTGGAATTCAGCTTCAACCCAACCCGCACCGACGAAGAAGCAATGCTCGACCTGACGTAATCCCGACGGCCATCATCCCTCTGGGGGTGGTGGCCATCCTTTTTGCTGGAGGCAAGTATGTTGAGCCCTATGAGGTACCCAATAATTGTGACCGGTATCGATTTCTCCCATCTTGAGGACTACATGACTGCAGTTTACGCAGTTGGTGTGCGAGAGGGGACCGTGCTATTCGAAGCAGCGAGAGGCATGGGCAAATCCTACGGTATGTTTGACATGATCGACTGGACGCGTGTGAAACAGACCAGAAGTAAGCGCAATCGCCATTATAAGGCGAAAGCTCAGCCTAACTGCGGACCTCGGGGGAATAACCCGTGGTGAAGCTCGTTGCTGCACAAATGACCAAATTCTGCTGCCTGTTTGCAGCTATCTATATCTTATTGAACCTTTACGGAGTTTAAACCATGGAAATGATTAATCTGTATTGCTGGGGTGCTATCGGTGCAGTGTTCTGCCTCGTTGTAGGGGCAATGTGGGGCTATTGCCGTCAAGAAGCTCAGCAAGTGCATGCCAATGCCTTGCAACGTGACCACCTGCAAGCTGTGGATGCCAAATGGCGTGAACTGCTGGAAGATGCCAAGAATCAGGCTGCTGTGTACGAAAACAACTGGAAGTTCGCGGACAAGTATCGCGCTGCTATCGTTGAACTCATGACAGTTGATTTCCTCTGGGATTTCTCCAAACATGGCGATGATCCTATGAAAATGCTGCACATGTTGTGCGCATCGGCAGCAACTCAGGCACTTGATCCAGCTATAAGCCAGAAAGCTAAGAATCTGCACACTCGTGGCGTTCGTAAGGGCGCTGCGAAGGGGCGTGAGCAAATGCGTAAGTTCCTGATGAAGTCTATCGACAATCAGGCTGATACCATCACCAAGTTGTACAGTATGTATGACGACAGTGTTGCTGCGCGCAATCGGCTACAGCAAGACTTCGATGATCTGCTGTTCCGTAAGAACACCATGCAGCAGGCGTTCAATAACGTGCTTGCTGACAAAATGCGGATTCTTAGCATCCGTAAAGCGTTCAAGGTAGCTGTTCTCAACGAAACCGGGCGTCTGCGCTCCGTTCACAAACAAGGTGCATAACCATGCAAACAATCATTGATGTGTTGATGATCCTGACAATGCTCGCATTCATCGTGCATGTGCTCGTTGAGCTGGTGCAAAGCCAGAAAGGTAGTGAGAAGTACACCACAGTGCCACGCATGCTGTGTCTTGCGGTCGATCTGAAACATCTTGAGGGCTCTGGCTGGCAGCGTGTGCTGCACCATGCTGAATCCCTCGAAGAGTTGCAAGCATATGTCAATTCATTCGCTATGTTCCGCATTATGCGGGCATGTGTGTGGACTGGCACCACAATGACCCATGTCATGACTCCTTTGGGTGTCTTGGAGCCTGTATGAGCCAAATTGGGCAATACTCCGGTATGTCACTCAACTCTATGGAAGATCTTCACGATCCTATGAACATTAACAACAACGTAGTGAAGCGCGCATACGTCAAAGACTCAGTTCTGTGCTCTGTGTTCCACAGTGGTGATGTAAAGCATATTGAAGAGCGTTCTGATTTCAATGCGGCTGTCTATGCACGTCAAGCGTTCGTCAAGTTCGGTAAATGCCGGGTTATGTTCTACCGTCCCGGTGTTGACCATGTTTGGCGTGAAATACGCTGGAAGAATGCGAATGTCGGTACTTTGTACCGGCGTCCGTCATTCATGACAGTTCCGCATGACGAAGTACCTCCAGAGCTGCAAGTTGCCATGCTCTGTGCCGGGTGAGCCCATGTTCGTCTGGTACGTGGTAAAGGAGGGGGGAAATCGTGGGTGTTATTACCCGCGATGAGCCAGATACTTTCGAATGTCGCAGAGAGGCAAAGAATTACCCGGACTGCTTTGTCTGGTCAAAAAGTATTATGGGTTGGGCCTCTATGGACACCAACAAGATCGGTTCTGATATCTGGAGGGCGGGAACTCCGCCTGACGTTGTCATAATGGCAAATATGCTACGAGGTGAGTAATGAACAAGATTATTTACGGAGATATGATGGAAGTCTTCGACAAAGTCGATCATTTCATCATTTGTGTAGGAAGTAAGCTGAAGGCTGAGACAGGAGAGCTTATTATGCTCAATGGTCTGGCCGGGGTGTTGGGTCTTAAATACCCTACCCTAAAGGTGAAGATGGGAGCGTGGATTAAGGAGACGTGTGGTGATGGCGGTGAGTTCTATCTGCGTTGCTCTGGCAAGGTGGGCATCCTACAACACATGGTTACCCCACGCAATGGGGTGAACGTGGGCTTGGTGGCCAAGGCGCTGCATGACTTGACCGCGGTGGCCCTGGCCAACCGTGGCAAGACCTATGCACTGGAGTGGCCTGGGTACACCGAACCGGAGTGGTTGCTCAAGGGGCTCATCGATCCCCTGCCGGGTAACATCCAAGTCTGGAAACCAGTAAAATGAACGACATCTTCGGGAAGCCTGTGACCGGTACCAAGATCCTTTGGGACTACGTCACCCAACAGGTGGTCGACGGTGGCGATGTCAGTTGCAGCCTGTTCGATACCCACTGGACTTACACCTACTACCACGGTCAGAGCCTGTCTTGGGTTCTTGAGCGCTTCCATGGTGACGGAATGTTCTTACAGGAGCCTGACGTACCTGAACTGGTGCGGATGGCCGTAATGGTGGCCTCATGAGTTCGTTCTTTGCTGTTTACGACACGGTTGATCGCGAGGTCGTGTCGTTCCCTAAAACATGGTCAGCCCCTCGCTCTCCGTATCGGCCGCTGTACGGGATCAAGGTCAAAGATCGTTGGTTCCGTTATGAAGTCGCTAACGAATATCCGGGCTACACCACTGTTCCCCTCAAGCCTAACGAAGTACCGGAGGCTGTGCGTCTTGCGCACATGTTACTGACATGAGCATAAATAAAGTCGGTTGGTGTCGTAATACGCAGGAATTGGTGCTGGATGTTCAGATATTGAACATTCCGTACCTTCGTGACGATATGGACGTGTATTCGTTCAATGGTGCCCAATGGCTAGTGTGGACACCTGAAAACCAAGGGTACAGTTACGTTGTAGACGCAGATATACCCGAAGTGGTGCAAGTCGCCATGATGATGCTGTCATGAAAGCTATCACCTTCGTTTACAACAAAGTGCAGGATTCTGTGCTTAGCGCGGAAGCATCCACCGTAGCTGATGGCATTGGTGAATATATGTTCGCCACTGCCGCAGTCAACGCAGAAATCACCCTGTATCACTGGTACATGACCACCGATAACCGTGAAATGTGGTTGATCTGGCGAGTACAGATCAAAGAGTGGTTGGCCACTAACCGTGTGCCGGAGATCGTCAAACTTACGAGGATGATGCTCGAATGAGAAACTATGCTTGGGCACCAGACATTTGTCCGGTATCTATGGGAATTCTATTCCTGATCGTCAATAACGTTCCCGAAGTAAGTTCTCGGGATTCTTTCAGCGCATTTATGCAAGTATGCGAGGGAGCACATAAAAATGACCCATTCTGTGTGGTGTATCTGCAAGATGATGCACGCCGTTGGTACAAAGGCGAATATTGTTACGCAAACAAGCGGCATAAGTTCACTGCTGTGGGTTTATCAGCAGTGCCTGACGTAATCCTGATGATGCAACTGGTGGCGCCATGAACAGCATCTGGGTAGTCCTAAACGAAACCAAGGATCAGATAGTAGCGGTCTTTGAAACTGAAAGTGCAGACTCACGCCCACATTGGGATGAGTTCTACAAACACAAGGCTGGCTGTGTATTCTGCGGCCGGCCTGAGATGCGTCTGAGTTTTTCTAAAGGAAACTCTTTGCAAATGAAGTGGTACTTCAACTATTTCTACTGGGAGGATCAATCCCGTTGGGGATATTCAGACCCTGATGGGATTGGCTGGTCTGCCGCGATGGCATTACCAGAACCGATCAAAATGTTGGCACTTGTCGGAGGTATACATGGCACTGATAGTTCACGTAGTTGAAGGCGAGATTCGCCTGCTTAAAGAACATTGGGCTACAACCTCTTCGGTTCTAGCCTCTGAATTCCCCTTCGGTGACTTATATGTCAGGTTCCTTGAGCCTCAAGGATTGCAATGGCGGGTTCTACAACGTGGCACCCGTCAGAGTGACGTGATGAGTTACTTCGACGCACTTCTGCCGATTAACGTCGAGCAATTACCTGAAATTGTACAAGTCGTGCATACCTGCACAAATTAGGTGACTTATGGCCCATACACTGCTGTACATGCACCGCAAGAAGCTGAACTTCGAGGTTGTAGGCATTTGGGAGGCTACCCAACGAGCTGTGACCCTACAAGGATGCTGCAATACTAAGATTTATCGTATTACCCCGGACAATCAAATGCATGTGTACGTCGATAACTACTGGTCTGCCAGACTGCCTAAAGATATGCCTGAAGAAATCAAACTTGCAGCACTGTTAGTAAACTAGGAGGCTTATGCTGATATTTATACTGAATATTGACGGTAGTGTGTCCGTTGTTGATTCATTCAATGATGAACCGCATTACGTAAACTCAAATTACCAAAAAGGGCAGATATTCAAGTATCGCTACACAAATTCACAAGAATACTGGGATTGCTTGCACAGAGGTAACCCATCTCACTGCTCTACTTGGGTTTACGCCCATAAAGTACCTGATGCAATTAAAATGGCTGCATTGATCGTAATCTAGGAGATTATCCGTGAAACCTACCCTTATGCTGACCGACGATATGCAACGTGCAAACGAGTACCGTTTTGCCCGTCATCATATCGACAAGTACATGCGTGACTACGTCCTTGCCGACGTAGAAGTGCAGCCATTGCTGGATAAGGGTGTCGAACTACTCACTGAGTGGGTCGCCCGGACCTTCAGCTATGAGTCCAAGAACATCCGCATCTCTGGCTTGCGGGGCATGGACCTGCGTGAGCTGGTCATTGATGTCATCGTGGCGTCGGCCTACTGCCAGCACGAAGAACTGTTCACCAGCTTCACCGCCCGTATGGCCGGTGTCTTGGGCTGGGACGACAAGAAGTCCAGCATCACCACCATTGCCGAGATAACGGCCGTGTTGTGTGAGACGGATCTGTTCGACTTGACCCAGGCTAACCGCTTCGGGAGCTGGAACATCATCAGCAACATCACCCTGTCCCTTCAGTTGGAAGAGTACATCGCCAACTGCGCCTATCTGCCGCCTCTGGTGCACCCGCCGAAGAAGCTGCGCCACAACAAGGATACGCCGTACCTGACCATAGGGCAGGACTCGGTCATCCTGAATAAAGGTCATCACAGCGACGATGTGTGCCTTGATGTACTGGATTCGAAGAATTCAGTCGCACTGTCGCTGGATCTGGAGTTCTTGAGCACTGTTGAAGAAGAACCCAACAGTGAGCTGGATTCCCCCGAGAAACAAACCATGTGGTTGAATCAGAAGCGCCAATCACATGAGTTCTACCTGTTGATGGCAGGTCAGGGCAACAAGTTCTACTTGCACCACAAATACGATAAACGTGGGCGTATCTACGCCAACGGCTATCACATCTCAACTCAAGGTGCGCCTTACAAGAAGGCCATGCTGGAGTTCTCCCATAAACAAGTCGTTACCGACGTTCCACCTGAGTTTCAGTTGTGAAGAAGAAAGTTGAACCAAAACCAGCAGTAAAAGAGATCAAAACTCCAAGACGCATCGGTTCGATGCGTTTTACCAAGTGTGGCACCTTCCGGGGATTCAATTATGCAAACTGATCGTATGATGTATCTGGCACTCAAGGTTTTGGCTGATTTAGTCAACCCAACGACTCCA